AACCCACACTGCCGCGATAACAAAGCCTGCTGGCTGGCGCTCGCTCGCCGCCCAAACTGTGCTGTTGATGCACGCAACGGCGATCCATATTTGCTTGCTTGTGCTCACGCTGCACCGCCTTTCCCCGCCTGGGCGGACATGGCGGCGAGCACGTCATCGAGCGTGGCGTACCGGCAGCGCGCCAGAAACTCGTCGTCACGGCTGCTGGGCATGGGCTCCCACTCCCATTCGCCTTGCTTGTTCAGGACGTTGCCAAAGCCATCTGCGATCTTCCACAGGGTGCGTCCATCGAGTTGGCTCATGGACTGAACAGTGAGGGTGCCGACCTTGTAGGCAGACACAGACCACCCATCCCGCACCACCCCCGCATCCACCGCAGGGGCTGTGTTCAACCGCTGAGGCTCACCACCAGCTTCGATCACGGCGGCAGCCTGTCGCACGGCTTGGCGCATCGATGAGGCTGGGTCCGCGCCGGTAACCACCTCATATGCGCTCGGGCTGCCAGGCATGCCGGATTGCGCGCACCCGCCGTGGAAGCGCAATGTGAGTCCCAGCCGTGCAGCGGTGCGGAATGCTTCGCCGTCTGCATCCATCGCAGCGGCTGGGGCTTGAGGGGCGGCGGTGAGCCATTCGCAGATGTGCTCGGCCAGTGCGCCAGCGCCCATGCGGTGATTGCCGTCGATCTGACGGATGAACTGCGCGAGGTCGTCAACATCCGGCACACCACCGCGCAGCCGGGTGGATTGCCACTGGGCGTCGCGGGCGGCGTTGAGGGCGCTGGCAAATTGACGGATGAGAGGCCGAGACCACGCGTCCACTTCTTCGTATTCAGAGCCCCAAACTCCAGGGGCCAACTCCACGCGAGTGGCGTTTGCTTCTGCGGTTCCGTCCGATTCAGGAAGCAGGCGGTCGATCTCCGCATCCCCCATCGCCTCCGGCACCTCTGCCGCAGGGGCGGTGAGGGCGGGGCCTCTGACCCAGCCAAGACCCTGCGCTGCAACCATGGCAATGCTTGCAAACTTGCCATTGCGGATCGCTGCCGGGCTCTCGGGGTCAGGGCAGCATGGCTCCTTTGCAGCGTCGGCCATGCGCATGATTGTTGTCAGCGCCTCGCGCATCTGTTCGGTGGGGCTCATTTGGGTTGCTCCTGGCGGGCGGCGAGAAGGGCTCGGGCGTCAAGCCAATCAGCCACTTCGGCGCAGGCTTGAGAAAGCTCGCGTAGTTCGCCGCTGTCGATGTAGATAGACGAGCCTTCGCCATCGTTGTCAAGCATGTAGCCCTTGACCGTCTTGTCGGCCTCTCGAACCGTCGGGCCAAAGTTGCCAAGCAACGTCATCCACGCAAGTGCATTTGCGCTGAGTCGCTCCCACGGCTTCTGTGTCTCGTTGCTCATCTCTCTCTCCTGTCTGGTCTGTCTGGTGGGCACCCTTGGTGCTAACCGGCCCCCCTGAGGGTGGGTGCCCGGAAAAGTTAGGCGGCTGCGATCTGCTCAAGCCGCTCGACCGCTTCCCGCGCTTGCTTCAAGGCCATGTCTTGAGCGTCGCTGTGTGGGCTTTGAAGGCCGGTCACTGCGTCGCGTAGCTGGCTGATTGCGTCGCGCCTGGCTTCGCGTAGGGCGTACTCACGCCCCAGCTTTGCCAGCGTTTCCGCGTTGTTGAGGTCAGGCAGCGGGCGAAGCATCAGGCGGGCCAAACGCTGGTGAGTTCGTCCTTGATGTCGTCGGGCAACTTCGACCAGATCGAATCAAGGTTCTTCTGAGGCAGGCCAGCCAAGTAAGCGGCAGCACCCTTTGCATCGCCGGACTTCACGCCGTTGATGATTTCTTGGTGCGGCTCGGACTTGTTGGACGGCTTCTGAGAGGTCTTCGCGGCGGCGTTGCCGTCGTCATCCTCGGGGGCGATGCCACATGCAGCCATCAGCGAATAGCGGCGGGCATAGGTAAGGGCAGAGCCGTAGCCCTGCGGGTCTTGCTTAGCTGCCGGGACGTGCAGGGGGCCAGACGACAGCATTTCGCCGGACTCGTGAACAAACACGGTTTCAACGCACACGCCCGACTCGGTTTCGATGTTGCGCTGAACCAAGGCGATGCCGTTGGCGTTGAGTGCATCAATCACAGCCTCGACGCAAGCCGACAGATCGGCATACTTGCTTTTGAAGTGGGGATTGGTGTTGGTCTTGAGCGCAGGGCCGAAAGCCTTCTGAGCCTTGACCAATGCCGATGCAACTTCTTTCATGACGACTCCTTAGAACGGCAAGCCCTTGAACACAACGCCATAGGCGATGCGGGCGGAATAGATTGGGTTGTGGTGACGTGCGTACAGGCGGAAGACCTGGACGAACTCAGCGAAGCGGCTCACCGCATCACCCCCAGCAGTTGGCCAACGGCTGACCAGTCATAGCCCGAGAGCACTTCAAAGCCCCAGCCTGCGATGGCGAAGACGATGAAGACGGAGGCGGCGTAGATCAGCACCACGAGCACCTTTTCGAGCGTGGTCATCGGGGCTTTGTGGCCTTCAATGACGCCCGGGGCAAAGTGCCGGTGCAAATCGTTGCGGTGCTGGAACTGCACGACGTTGTCTGTGTCGATCATGGCGAGTCCTTCGTAGGTGATGAGGTTCATTCCTGCACGCCGCTCAGTTCGTTAATGCGGTCTTGCAGGCGGTCGCGCTCGGTCTTGGCCATGTCGCGCTCGGCCCTCAGGCGCTCGATTTCCTTGTCCTTGCCGGCGATGACCTTGGTGTAGGACGCCTTGACGTCGGGGGTGAAGTTCACGAAGTCATCACCGATCACGGCGGACGATTCGGCCACCACGATGTCGGGCGTTTCGCTATCGCCATCAAGGCTGAAGGTGTTGCCCAGGCTGATGGTCATTTCGGGCTTGACGAGTTCAGCAATGCGCCAGTCCTTGCGGATGAACACGGCGTTTTGCTCCAGCATCGCGGCCAAAGCTGGCAGCGTCTTCTCGGCGCCTTGGTGAGGAATGTGGATGGCGATTTCGTTTGCGCCATTGGTCTTGATGATTGCAAACATGCTCTAGCTCCTAAGTGGTTGGTTGGTTCGGCCTCAAGCGGGCCAGTCTTCGTGTTCAGGGTCAGCGGCCAGGACGCGCTTGGCGGTTGCTTCAAGCAGCACATAGACGCCGCCAGCAAAGCAAATGAGAAGGAAGGCGATCAGGGTGGGGCTCATCACTTCACCCAAGCCAAGCAGGCCCCAAGTTCAGCAGCCCAAGCAAGGGCGGAAGATGCGGGCTCCATCAGCCACAGCGTGTGCAGCGAGCCGTCGCACAGAACGAAATTGAGTTCGGTCATGGCTGCCTCACATCGCGTCATCAGCGTGGAAATCGGCGTGAGCCATCGCAATGCGGTCGATGACCTTGCGAGCACGTTCGCCGATGGCGTCTTGTTGCTTGGCAACCGCTGCGATGATCGAAAGCAGCTCTGCTTCGTCCTTCTCGCCAGAAGCGCCAGCAAAGTGATCGGTGATGACCTCGGCAACGCTCATGCCGTTGGTGGAAAATCCCGGCGTCTGAACCATCGAAGCCGGCGACTTCATCCAGCAGCCCACAAACTCGCTGTAGAGGTTGCGGTGAGCCTGTGCGCGACGCTCGTCGATTGCGTCGCGGAAGCGGGCAATGCTGTCTTCAGCACTTGCCACCATGTCGATCTCGTTGCGTCCCATTTGCTGCCCCTTCGCTGTTTGCTGCGATGGGTGTAAGATTAGTCCGACTGATTGTGGATGTCAACAGCCCGACTAATATTCGGTGAGACTTTTTTGTAACAGTCCGACTGGGGACGCAAAAAAGCCCGCGCTGGGCGGGCTGAAGGCATCACAGGATGCCGAGCAATCGGCAGATAGCTAGGGCCACTACGGTTGAGGTGGAGGCTACAAGCTCGATCTTTGTCAGTTTGCCAATTTGCAGGCTAAGGCGCATCTTCATGGGTGTTGATCCAATCGGTGCGGCCAAAGCAGCGCTGCCTGGCCGCGTTTGGTCGGCCATGCTTTGGCGGGGTACTGATGCGGCGGCCGGGTGTCCCGGCGCGATCCGAGGCCGGTCGCGGCATCATTGGTCCGCCTTACGGGGTGCGTGCCCGCGCCCCGGGGTTAGGGCGCTGCGCCAGTTCCACTTATCGCGATTGGTGGATTGTTGACGCAACTCCCTCCCATGCTTACTTGCTTGGCGGGGGTGGCTCTGGGCCCCAGATCGCGCCATCGGATGTGATGAACTTGACTTGACGCAGCCCTGAGCCGGTATTGGCGCCTTTTGCATCTGTCATGTTCACCACCTCCCAGACCCGGCCTGTCTGCGTGTCAAGCAAGTACTGAGAGCTTGCGTACTCACCAATCTGGCCCAGTACAAAGCGACCGTTTGGCGATCCCAGCGCTGGCCGCTTCGGCGCCTCCTGCGCGTGAGCAACGGACGCCACCAAGAGCGCCGCAATAAGCAATGAACGCATGTTTCCCCCTAGAAGATCCTCACAACTTCCGCGATGCGGGATGTGTCCGATTTTGTCGTCGCATTCGTTGAACGCCTAGCGTTTCGGTCGATTCCGTCCAGTCTCTTTAGCTCATAGACTGGAGCGGGTGGCGTCATGCGCGGCGCTGTTTCCTAGATGGGCCCAAGCCCAGCATCATGCGCACCGTGGTTTCAACCTGCTTCTTGGTTTCATCTGTAGCCGCTGCCAACGCGGACAGCACATCCTCGGACATGGGGGCTCCGGCCCCGGATTTCTTGCTCACATCTACCTCCTTCGTGGCCGTTGCTATTGCTAGGGCCTTAGAACGCTCAAACTCGCTCCGGTAGACGGATGGGCTGATTGCTTCAGGCTTCTCATCCATCAGCTTGCAAAACTTGCCAAGCGCGACGCCGTTCAATGGGATGTCGCCGTTGAGGTACTGGCTCATTGCGCTTTGCTTCAGGCCCAACTCTTCCTCAAGTGCGAGTTGGGTGTAGGGCTTCTTCTCCGCCTTCCGGCGAGCTTGAAACTTGGAGAAGGCAGCTTTCAGCCGTTTGGCGTCTTGCTGCTGCTCTTCGGTGAGTGGTTTTGCAGGCATGCCGGAAACTTATTAGCCTTGCTGGCGAAGATCAAACAGCCCGACTGTTGACACGATAGATCAGTCCGACTAATAATCGGGCTATGAACTCACTGAAAGCCATCCGCGAGCGACTCGATGTGACCCAAGCCGAGCTTGGCGCCGCCATCAAAGTTAGCCAGGGAAACGTGTCCTTCTATGAGCGGGGGCAGACGATCCCGCCAGACGTTGCAGAGCGATTGATCGCCTTTGCGAATGGCAAGGGGCTGCCGATCTCGTTCGATCACGTCTATGGCGCTGTCCCGCTGCCGAAGCCCGGCACCAAGCGCCGCCCCTCCAAGCAGGAGGCGTGAGAGATGCACACATACGTCCTCACCTCCTTCTTCATCTACGCGATTTCGGCTGTTGTTGTGCTGCTTGGCATCGCATTGACGGGTAGGGCAACCCGCATTCAGGTCTTCTCTCTCTTCACCACTGCGGTGTGGCTTATTTGGGCAGCAGTGCTGCTGTTCGGAGCCTGACCCATGTTCGCCGCCATGCACCCGAGCGGAGTCGCTGCGCCCCATAGCGCACACGGCCAGCCTTCCCAACGGCCCAAAGTGGTTGCGGCTTCCTTGCATGGCGGCTTCTTTCATTCCCAGCCGTCCAGCTCGTTGATCCACACCAGCACCTCTGCCGCTCGCGTCATGCAGCGCAAGAGCAGTGCGTGTACCGCGCTGTCGGCCCATTCGTCGTTGCTCATTGAGTCCTCCCTGCGTTTCGTTCGTCGGTGACTCATTGGGCAATTTTTTTGACTCCTAGCAATAGGAAACCGAAGGAAAGCTATGGAAAGCAAAGGAGATAAGGCGCAGCGCGAGATGCCCTTCTTTGCTGCTGTTCAGGCCCCTCAAATCGCGCCCGCTGAGTTCATCACTCGCAGTTCGTGGGAGGGGTCCATTCGATACAGCACGCAAAGGAGCGGCATGGACGACTACGAAATTGCAGACCGCCTGCACATCTCGCACGGCTACATGAGCAAGGTTCTCAAGGGCACCGCTGGCCTGTACGGCACGCGACTGGTTCGCTTCATGAAGTTGACCGGCTCCCTCGCTCCCTTGCAGTGGCTGGCCGATCAGATGGGTTGTGACCTGGTTCAGCGCGATCCCGCCAAAGCACGCATTGCCGAGCTGGAGCGCGAGTTGAACGAACTGAAGAGGGCTGCATGAACCCCTTCAGCCCCTCATACACCCCGGTCATCAAGACCGAGGAAGTCAAAGCAAACAAGTCTCCCAAGGCAAAGCCGAACGTCTTCGACACCGGCACGCCTGAGCAACGCATGGCGCACAACGCCAAGCCCCTGCCGACTGAGCGCAAGAAAGCGCCGCAGCGGCCTTCAACCATGTAAGGAGCAGATATGCGCAAGCAACAAGGTTTCTCGGCACCCGAACTGATCATCGCTGTCGTCGTGCTGGCTGGCATCACCGGCTGGGTCATGAACATCTTCGACATCGTGGCCGCAGTCAGCGACCCCATCACCGCCATGTTCATCCTCCGTTGTGTCGGCATCTTCGTTGCCCCGCTGGGCGCAATCCTGGGCTACTTCTGACCATGTAAGGAGCGTGAGATGCAAGACACCAAAGCCTCCAAGCTGTTCGCCCTCATGAAGCGCCGCTGGGTCGATCCGATCACAGCACGCGATCACTGCGGCATCGTCAATTGCCTCTCCCAGCGCGCAGGCGACTTCAAGCGTTCCGGCCACAAAGTCATCGACAAGTGGATCAAGGACGCCAAGGGTCGCAACGTCTGCAAGGCTTACCGCATCGTCAGGGGGTAAGGCGTGGCAACTGATGCGCGTATCGCCGTTGGCCTTCCGAAGCACCCGAAGACCAAGAAGCTGATTAAGCGGCTTGGTCAGGGCGCTGCATGGAATCTGGTGTGCCTGATCCTGTGGGCGGCATCAGACCGCAGCGACGGCGACCTCACAGGCATGACAGACGAGGACATTGAACTGGCCGCCGACTGGACTGGCGATGACGGCGCGTTTGTGGCCGCCTTGGTTGACGTTCGGTTTCTCGACGGCGAGCCTGGCGCCTATGTGCTGCACGACTGGCACGAGCACAACCCTTGGGCTGCTGGCGCCGACATGCGCAGTGCTAAAGCCCGCTGGAACGCTGCTAAGCGTCACCACGGCCTTGCTGAAGCTGACCGACTTGTGCCCGAGTACGCTGCTGTTCGCACTGCTGCTAGCAATGCTAGTAGCAACAACACAGCACAAGACGGGCAGCCGAGTAGCAATGCTCCGTCTCCGTCTCCGTCTCCGTCTCCGTCTCCGTCTCCGTCTCCGTCTGTAGAGGTATCGGCTGCGCCGAAGCCTCGCGCCTCCCGCAAGTGCCCGGAGTCGTTTGCTGTCACGGATGACCTCAAGGCATGGGCTGACGCCGAGTGCCCGGGTGTTGACCTGATGCGCGAAACGTCGAAGTTCCGCGATCACACGTTCAAGACCCCGATGTCCGATTGGCCCGCGACGTGGCGCAACTGGATGCGCAAAGCGTGCGAGTACACCCAGCCCGTTAAAACGCTGCCGTCCCGTGTGCCGAGCAAGTACGCAGGCGCCAGTGCCGCGATTTGGGAAGACGAGGTGAGCCATGGATAAGCAGATCGTTTCGGCTGCTCCTGGGTTCGTTCGACTGGATCAGGTTGTTTCGGTCGCTGCCGAGAAAAAGCCGGTGCCCATTGAAGCCGTCAACCAGGTGTTCAAGGTTCTGCATGGCTCCTACGGATCGCTGTTCCTCGCGAAGTTCGCGACGGGTGAGCTTGACGAACAGGGCAAGGACAAGGGCATCAAGAGCACTCGGCAGGTTTGGGCGCACGGCCTCCGGGGCATGGACGCTCAGACCATCACGACGGCGCTTGAGCGTGTGTT